TCCAGCCACCCGCCCATGTCCACACTGGTGCCTGCTTCCACATCTTGACCATGACAAGAACCGACAGAAAGATCAACCATCCTCCGACAAACCGCCATAATAAACTCAGGGTTGCCATATCATGATCGACGGTGAACCCGAACGGCCACACCACCAAGGCTAAGAGGCGAAACAATGCCCCGATCTGGGTGCCAAAGAACTCCGCCCATGACAAGGACGATCCTCCCGCATGCACTGGCAGTGTCATCCACGCGCTAAACGTCGGCCATTGCACCAGACAGAGCAACGCCACGATCCCTGCGACATAGCCCATCAGTTTGAAGTGCTGTCGATGAATTAGGCAGGTCCAGAGCATTAAGACTGCCACCACCACGCCAATTTCCTTGGTCCAACCTGCCAAAATCATGGCCACGGCGGTTATTACCAAGCCCCGTTGTCCGTTGCGAAGCCCCCAGAGGGCCACTAAGGCACAGAACGTCAGGAGTAAATCCCCTCGCGCTGCCACATAACTCACCGCTTCGGTCTGAAGCGGGTGAATCGCAAACATCCCGGAGGCGAAGATGGACCCTAAGCGCCCAATCATCGGAATCGCAATAATGGCAAGTAAGACCGTGTTCATGAGATGAACACCCACGTTCAGCATGTGAAACCATGTCGGACTGACCGGCCAGCCAAAGGATGCCGGGAGTTCAGCCTGCAATTGAAAGCTGAAATTGGTAAAGGCGCGACTCGGCCAGGTCCAGAGAATCTCCTGATGGACTGATCCAAGCCAGCGTACATCTTCGTAGACGAATGGCGCAGCCTTCAATGGCAAATACATGCAGAAGGCCAAGGTCACAAACAGGGCTACTGAGAGGCGATAGTCTTCTGTCTGGTAATCCATGCGTGCGCCGCAATCGTTTCCTGTAACTTGTATAAGTTCATGACCGGAGTCAACCGTGCTAAGGCCCGGTCGTATTCTCCGTGCTGCGCTTCGAGCAATGCCAGATTGGTTTGGGCGACCGAAATCCCACTAGCGCGTTCATTGTATGAACGGTCAGGATGTTGCGCCAAGCGGGTCGAGCGCATAAAACACTCAATGGCAAAGTATTCGGCGCGGTCAAGGAGATAGTGCGCCCCCAAGTTATTCCACGGACGTGGTTTGTTGGGAGACTCCTCAATGGCCTGCCGCCACAGATGCAGCGGATGGCCCCACCGAAAGACCTGATTCACAGTGGTGACGCTCCACACAAGGCAGAGCGCCACCACCAGAACCTTTCCTGCTGTCATACACTACGGCACAGTTGTCGGGGTTGAACTCTCGACAAGAACCGCCGCACGTGCGCCACGCCATGCACTGGAGTAACACTGCCAGAGAATTGCGCGTTGCACATTGATCCACGGAAGATACAGGGCTTGCCCTGTGCCTTCTGAACACGCCTCGCCGGTTTCTGGATCAACCTGTTGAAAATGGTTGCCAGCCCCCGTAAAGGCCGCATCTCCACTCGCCTGCGCTTGGGCGCGAGTCCCAAGGATGCCGCGAATGACGCGAATTGACGTACCGGACACGGACGAAATCTGCATCGCTTCGTCATTGACCCAGACAAACTGTCCAGCCGAAAAATTCGTCCCGGACGCGACCGTAATCGTCGCCTGGGAGTTATTGATGGCCGCACTGAGGGTCGTGCGTGTCATGTATGTCTGTGCATCAACCTGCTGTGACATGCCCACAAAAAAGGCCGCCACTAGCAGAACAAAGAAGAATTTACGCATACCACACCTTCCTTTTCTGTTAAGCAGCCGCAATCGCCACCGACCACTCTGGTCGTTGGGTCTTGATGCCATAGAGGATGTCAAAACGACTCTTCCAGATATCGGAATCGCCGTCATACCATTCGACATACCGTAGACCGACACCTGACTGTGCGTCATACTTCATCGAAGCCTGATTCACACCCTTGGGACGCTCTAACGGCACGATTGCTAATGCCACAGCTTCTTCGTTGAACGCGACACCCTGAGAATAGACATTCCCAGTGGTCCCGAACACCGTAATGGCTGCGCCATCACCCGGCAATGCACTGACGTTCTGGAACCGTTCCCCTGGTCCCACGATGGATGGCGAAATACTAATCGTCATATCACCGGTTGAGTCACTGACTGCCGTGGTCACGACAAACTGCTGAAGATCAGACAGTGTTGCCTTCGTGACCGGATTCACACTAAACACGCCTGCTACCGTAAAGCGGTCGCCCACTGTCAGGTTAGACGCGCCACTTGACCAGCCATCCGTGATCAGACTTGATCCCGTTTGACTGGCACCATTGACCAACGGGGTGCCAGCATAGGTGCCAACGGTATGTGTGTAGACGTTCTGGTCGGTATACCAGTTATAGCCTGCCACATAATCCGACACTTCTGCCTTGTCGAACACCTCGTTAATTTTACCTGCACGATGAAAGTAATCTCTCAACGTATAGGCAATATCACCTTCCATCTCCGCATTCACCATCAAGTGTCGTTCACCATTGCCACGAGGACAGGTGAAGTTCGTCAGCTTGACGCCTGCGTCAATGTAGGTTGCCATGGTGGTCGGAGTCGTTCCCGGAGTGCCGACTGCATTGAATGTCGCCTTTGAAATTTCTTCCAAAATATTCGCATCGACTTCATTTGCCAGTCGAACAATCGCAGGCTTTAACACCTGCTGTGTCAAGCTGTTCAAATCCAGCTTGCGCTCCTTTGAAGACATCGAAAAGTCCACACCTTTCTGCCGATCCAATGTCAGCGTATCGGTCTGCTCTTCAATGTCCTGCCCCGCCCACGCCTGGCCGGTCCGAACGGTGAACTGCGCCGGTTTTCGAATCCGGATCGAGTCACCAATCTGACCACCCTTCGACCCGAAATCATCTTCGAGCTTTCGACTACAACACTTAGCTGCATAGAGGTTATTTTCAAACACATCTAGTGCGGCTAATGTGATGTCATCTATTGTGGGTAGATTATTCGCCATCACTTACCTTTATAAAAATCCCACTTAAACACTCCGACGACCTCCACGCACGCCATGCCGTTTACGAAATTGTGCGAGTGAAGCCGTTTGACTGTTATAAGTTGTGGGTGTAGACCCACCCCCCACCGGATTTATTGGTGGTGCTGGCGTGCCTACGGGAGTAGAGGATGCAGATTGATTATTGACTGCATGAAGAGCCATCTCAACCTGCGCTTCTAATTTTCCAATCGCTCGGATATGCGCCTTGAGCGTAGGCTTATTATATAAGTCATGGGTTACTTTAGGATTTTTACCCAAATAGTAAGCCATTTCATGACCGATGGGCGACGTTAACAAAGTTTCAACCAAAGGCCGCTGCTTGCCATCGGACGGCAGCGTTTCATACATGGAAGTATACGCCTGGTCGAAATCGGGCAATCGTTTACGTACCTCGTCTAATTTGCCATCCCAATCAGACTGTGCCTGCTGGACACTGGCCTCTACGTGCGCGGTACGATCCGCCGTAGCTTGAAGTTCTGCTTGTTTTCTAAATTCCTCACGGGTGTGCCACCGGGCTGTCGCCGCTGAAAATGCTTCATAAGGATCTTTCTCCTGAGCAAACTCAGACAACTCAGGAGGTGCTTCTGGTTCCTGTGGAATCTCCTCGGCAACCGGTTCCGAAACCGATTCCTGAGACACAGTATTCTGGTCAACTAATTGCTGACGTAATTCTTTACGTTCTCGTAATAATGCTTCAATCCGTTTTGCAGATCGCGTTCGTCGATCCAGCACCTCTCCAGTATCAGGATCAAGGAGTTGATTCTCGACTTCAACCGCAGGTTCCTCGGTCGAATCACCATCGGCCTGCGGCGCTACCGACTCTGAAGGAGCCTCCTCTTCAACCAATTCTCCTTCCCGTTCAGCCTTACGTGCAGCCCGAAATTCAGCTAAAACACTAACAGGAACTTCAAAAGGTTCTGCCCCCGTCTCTTCCGGGGCAACCGGAGGAGCCTCTGGCGTGGTTTCGACTGCGTCTTGCGTGGTTTCTTCTATTTCAGGAGCCATATTCTTCTTTCCCGCACCTCATTGTGGTCGGTGCGACACCATTAAGATTACTTCCTTCTCCGACTCACATATTTGTGTGCAGGCATCTTTTCGTACACATCCGCTTCCACCGGTCTTGGTCGCCCCGAATGTTTGGCAACGCCTCTTCTTTTCTTACTGGGATCATCTACAAGCGCCGGATGTTTACCTAAGTGAGTTTCAATTGCTCTTTTTCTAGCCTTGCTCTTTTCCGCTTCCATGTTTGTACCTTCAGCGATTGCTTTATCCTGCGCACGACCAAGATCACGTTGGTAATCATCCCAGTCTTGGTGGCTCATATAACCAGAATCCCAAGCGTGCCTTAAATCTGCCTTTTCATTCGCACGCAGCATGTCATACGTCACCCGACTTTCACGTTGGGACTTACGTCCCATCA